CGTGCGCGTCGGTGCGCACCGGGCGCTCGCGCTCGCCCAGTTCGCCGACCGACTTGAGGTAGGCGGCGGCCATCCAGCAGGTGAGGCCCATGCTGCGGGGGCCGACGTGCCCAGCGCGGGCGATGCTGACCATATCGGCGTCGCACGTCGAGCCGCTGGGCAGGTTGGCCGCCCAGCGCCGGGCGTCGAGCGCCTGCGCATGCGTGGCGGCGTCGGCCTCGAAGGCGGCGAGCCGGGCAAACAGCGCTTCGAGGGCGCGCGCAGCCTCCGACGTGCGGCACTTGCGCAGGGCGCTGATCACCGGGTACGGGTCGAGCAGTTCGGCGACCTCGCTGCGGGTCGACGGGGTCGGGCGCTTGCCCTCCGGGTCGGCCTTGAAGTAGGCGCCGCGCGCCTTGACGGTGAACAGGGCAGCGGCCAGCACGCGGTGCACGTCGGCGTCGACGCGCATGCGACCGTAGCCGCACGGCTCGCCGCCTTCCTCGCGGTCGTCGTCGACCAGCGCGACGTCGCCGTCGAGGCAGGCAGCGTAGCCCGACAGGTAGGCGGCCCAACGGGCCGGGTCGACGCCAAGGTACGCGCGGACGCATTGCCGCCCGACCATGCGGAAGGCGCCTGCGCCGTCGACGACGGCGAAGGTTTCATTCCGGCGGCGGCGGCACTCGCAATGGTCGCACCGCATGCCGTCGCCGATGACGTCGGCGGGGACGACGGGCGCGCCGGGTGCGTGCGTCGTCACCAGCCCGCCGTCGGTCGGCGTGACGACGGCGGCGAGCGCCCAGTCGCCGGGCAGGCGCAGCAGGTCGGTCGCGACCTCGAAGCGGCACGCGGGCACCGGGTAGGTGCCGACCTGCACGCGGTCGCCCCACTTGTCGCGCTCGAAGTAGGGGCGCTGGATCGTCGCGGGCGATTCGGTGACGCGCGGGCCGGGCATGCCCTCGCGCTCGCACCAGCGGCTGAACTTGGCGATGCGCGCGCGGAAGGCGTCGACGTTGTAGTGCGGAACGGTGAGGACGGTGGCGGTCGATTCGGTCTGCATGGTAGGTGCTCCGGTAGGGATGCGGTGAGTATACGGTACGTTCGGGGCGGTGTCAAGTCGAGCCGGAAGGCGCCCCGCAGGCAGGCGCCCCCGGCCCGGCGCGTCAGTCGTCGGTGCCGTCGACGTCGGCGGCGTCGGCGGGCGCGTCGTCGGCATCGGAGCCGATCACGTACTCCGCAGCACGCTGCGCGGCGCCTGCGGCGACGACGATGGCGCGCGGGTCGTCGCGCAGCGCCTTGGCCCAGTTCGCGAGGTAGGCGTCACGGTTGGCGTCGACGTCGGGCGTGCTGGCGCCGTGCGCCCCGGCCACGAATGCCGCCGCCAGTTCGGCCACCAGTTCCTCGCGCGAGTACGTCGCCGACCCGAACGCGGCGCACTTGGTGATGCCGTCGCGGTTCAGGCGCTTGGCGGCGCCAGTCGAGTGCGCGCATTCGTGCGCGAAAGTGTGCAGGTAGTCGGCGTGCGTGCGGAACGTGGCCGCCTCCGGCATCTGCACGTGGTCGGTCGACGGGCGGTAGTGGGCGCTGCTGCCGCCGTGCGCCAGCGTGACGCCGGAGCGGGTGACGTAGTCGCCCAGCGTGGCGTGCATCGCCGTTTCGGCGTCGGTCATCGGCTGACCGGGCAGCGACGCGGGCACGGGCGCGGCGGCGCCGTACTTCGCGGCGACGTCGGCGGGCAGGCCGTCGACCTGCGCCACGTTGAACACGCGGAAGTAGCGCAGGATCGGGATACGCTTGGCCGCCGTGCCCGGCGCGGGCGCGGGCTGGCCCTTGGCGGGCTTGGCGTCGATGAACGTCCAGTAGACGACGACGTGCGAGCGCTCGCCCTTGCGGACGTGGCCGCCCAGCGCCTCCGCTTGGCGGTAGGTCATCCACCACGGCGACGTGTAGCCCGACGCCGCCGCGACCATCGCCAGCAGGAACTGGTTACAGCCACGGTACGCCTTGCCCGTCGCGACGCTGCGGTGCCCGCCGATGCAGGCGCCGGGCACGTTCCACGGCTTGCGCCACGGGCAGGTGCCCGCTTCGAGGGCGGCGACGACGGCGTCGGTGACGTGCTGGTACAGGTCGAAACGTTCGGACTTGGTGCGTGCGGTCGGCATGGTAGGGTGCTCCGATTCGGTGCGATTCGCCCGGCGACGTGCTGGGCATGCAGGCACCCTACGGTATACGTCCGGTGCCGTCAAGGTGAATCCGGGAAGATTGTGCAAGATTGTGCACTTTCGCGTTATGGGCACCAACGCAAACGGGCGCCCCGAAGGGCGCCCGCTGGTCGTCGGTCGTCGTCGGCTGGCGTCAGTAGCCCAGCAGGCGGCGCATGCTCGCGAGGTCATCGACGACGTCGACGTGCGACACCGTCACGCCCGTATCGTCGTCCCAGCGGTACGTCGCATCGGACTGCACCGCGACGCGCCAGCCGCCCGCCGTGACGACGGGCCACGCCGCCACGCCATGCGAGCGGGCGAACGCGACCAGCCCCGTGCACATCGTCGGCACGTCCTGCACGTCGGCGTCGCACGCGCCCCGGTTGTAGTCGAACGATTCGATGCGCCACGCCACGCCGGGCCGCGACTGCGGCGCGCGGCTGTACTGCGCGTGCTCGCCACGCTGGCGAGCGCTCGCGTAGTCCATCGCGGCCTCCATCGTCGAGAACACCAGCGCGTGCGCGGCGTCGACCCAGTAGGGTGCCGCCGTCCGGTCGTCGCCAAGGTAGCGCCGCTCGCCGTCGCCCGCAGGGTCGCAGCAGATGCGGTAGGCGGTGCCACGCGCAAGGGCGATGGCGTGCGGGTTGAACTGGGTCGAGTGGTCGAGGAAGGTAGCGATCATTGTGCAGTCTCCGGTAGGGTTGCGAAGCCCAGCACGCGCCGGGCATGCAGGGACTGTACCGTAGGCTTCCGGTGCCGTCAAGTGCAATCGGGAAAGATTCTGCACAATCGCACCGGGCAGGCTTCGAGCGCTCGACCTGCGCAGGTTGCGAGCGTGCGGACGTCCGGGGCGACGTGCGTGCGTCGCACGTTCGGCCCGACGTCGGCGCCCTGCTGGCGCTCGACGACGACGTGCGGCGCTGCGGCGCCCCGCTGCCCGGTGCGAGTCCCGGCACGACTCGCCGGGCTGCCCGCTCGCGCTGCCCGCGCGCATCGCGTGGGTGCGTGCCCGCGCGTCGCGTGCGCGTCACGCGCAGGCGCGCCCGCGTGCGCGCTCGCCCGCGCCCACACGCGAGGCGGGGGGCGAGGGGGGGTCGGGGTGTCGGACGTTCTACGTACCACCTCTCACAAGTTCCTGCACCTAACATTCCGACCTACCCGTCCTCCCCGTCCTCTGTGCAATGCGTTGCACATCGGGGTGGGTTGTTGGAGTAGGTGGGATGGGGTTCGCTCGCAGCGGCTCGCTCACCCCATCTCTCCCTATTTACGTGACGGTGAACGAATCTTTCCATTTTGCCACTTGACAGCACGGCAGGCGTATGGTATGATGCCTGTACAACCAGCGACGTGCTGGTGGTCGAAACCCCTACCGGAGGTTCACATGTCAGAGTTCCCAGTTCGGTTCATCAGGACGGATGGCGGGCGTTCCGCTGCCGGGTACGTCGGCGCGGCAGGCGACTGCGTGGCGCGTTCCATTGCGGTTGCCAGCGGTCGGTCGTACCAAGAGGTCTACGACGCGCTGTCGGTTGGCTGTCGCAGCCAGCGGCTGACCCGTGGCAGACAGCGAAGTGCAAGTGCCCGCAACGGGGTCGACACCAGCCGCAAGTGGTTCAAGGACTACATGCGCTCGCTGGGGTTCCGCTGGGTGCCGACGATGCAGGTCGGTCAGGGCTGCAAGGTGCACCTGCGCGCGGAGGAACTGCCCAGCGGCAGGCTGGTCGTCGCGGTAAGCAAGCACTACGTCGCGGTGCTCAACGGCATCATCCACGACACCTTCGACCCGTCCCGTAACGGCACTCGCTGCGTGTACGGGTACTGGGCCTTGACCTGACGCCTGTCACCCGATAGGGTGGTCATCATCTTTTCCCCCATGCACAGCGCCCGGAGCCGATCCCGGGCGCTGTGTTTTCAGGTGCGCCTGAAACCACGATACATGCCGCTTGGCCGGGTGCGCATGGGCCGGATGCCAAGCACCAGTTTGAGCACGGGCCTGTTGGCGACGATGGTGGCGTTGTCGCTGTTGTAGGTCGTCAGGGGCACGCCAAACTGGCCGCCCTCGAAAGACCACTTGAACAGGAACGCCGGAGGCCAGTCGCCAGCCTTGGCCGCCGCGTAGGTCGCGACGCGCGTCAGGTTGTAGGTGTGCGTGACGGCGGCGCCGTCGGCCACATCCGTCGGCTTTCGTGCAGCCTGATGCCAAGAGCCTCCGATCCACAGCAGCCCCGGCCCCGCTTGGTTCCATGTCGGCGCCTTGATCTGATACGAGTTGTAGATCAACGGGTATGCGTCGATGGTGAACAGGCCGCCGACGGAGTCGGAGGAAGTGGTGACCATCACGGCCCGGACGAAATGCACGGCCTTCAGCCTCTTGAAGAGGTTGGCGTCGGCGTCCTTTGGGTACATCAGCCCGCGAGTCGTTCTATCGGCGACGTCGTTGCCCTGAACCTGCGCCGTGACCGACGACTCGTACTGCGTGGACGGCGCACGGACGTTGATGTACGTCAGTTCAGGCGTGATGGTGAACGCACGTGGCATCAGCGTCCTCGCTTCTTCTTGGTGGCCTTCTTCTTGACGCTCTCAATGCGGATCGGCCCTTCCTGCTCCTTGTCCCACTTCTTGGCAATCTGCGGGTGAGCGGCGTGCATGTATCGCGACTGGGCCTTGCTCTTGTACGGCATGTCAGAACTCCATTGGGGTCATCTTCTTGGTGCGGGAATCTCCGGGCGGCAGGGTGAAGACGTTGCCCTGCCTGTCCTGAAACGGCTTCAAGCCATCGCCCATGTCCCGCATGATCGACGTCCTGAAGTCAGGGTTCCACTTGCGCTGAAGAACCAGTCCTTCGAGCGCGCCGCCGGGAATGCGGTGCGCGAACGAACCGTCGTCGCGACGCAGCGACCTGCCGTTGGTCGACTGCCAGCCAAGCGCGGTCTTCGTGTCGAAGTCGGGAACTCCCATGCGAGCAAGCCAATGCATCGGTGCAGCCATGATTCCTCCTAGTGATTGAACCAGCGCGGCGGCGACGGGAACAGTCCTGACGCCTCCAAGTGCTCGTCGAGTTGCCGCTTGAACCATCGTAGTTTCGCGTTGTCCGACGACGCAAGAGGGTCGGTCTGCATTTCGTCCTGCCACATCTTGCAGCACATTGCCAGCGCGTCGATCTCGTCGTCGTGCCGCAGGCAGTTGCGGAGCCGCGTGATCCTCGTCAACTGACGCTGCAACTCCTCGTTGCGGGCGACGTCGGGGTGGAACACGATGCGGTGCTGGTTGAACAGCGGCTCCAGCGTCGTGATGATCCGCAGTTCCTTCTGCCCGCTCACGCGCACGGGTTCGATGCTGGCGCCCCAGCCCTCGCCCTCCTTGCGCCGCTTCGCGATCACAGGCTCCAGCAGGCGCGCGAACATGCCCGTGCCGAAGTTGTCCTCGACGTGGATAATCCCGGCTCCGTGCAACTGCGCCTGATAGGCCAGCCCTTCGAGCACTTCCGGCTCGTAGCCGCCGTCGAACCCGCCGACGGCCTTGGCCCACAGGTAGCCGTTCAAGTGTGCAACAATCGCGTAGGCAGTCTTGTCGGCGCCCTTGCCCGACGGGTCGATCCACATGCGGCACCCGGTGTACCCGGCCCACTCCGAATCCCAAAAGATCGGCGCGTGGTAGGCGTCGATGCCGAAGCCAAGCGACGTCACGTCCTCGCACCGCGTGCTCCTGCCGTGGTCGTTGGTCATGCCCCAACTGATCGTCACCGGAGCCTTGTCCTTGGCGATTGGGAACACGATGACGTCGCGCAACTTCAGCGGGTATCGGTTCCCCTCGCCAAGATGCGTAATCATCATGTACTGCATGGCGAACGTGCTGCGGCCTTCCGCAGCCTCGCGCTCCAGCAGGTCTTCGTTGTCGAACCGCTCCGGCCATGCGCAATCGCCCGGCCCGCGCGCGCCGGATTCGAGTTCTGCCTTCATGTCCTCCGCAAGCGACGGCACGGGTTCCTCTGACTTCGGGTAGCGCGCAGGCCACGACTGGAACACGTAGCCGCCCTCGACCAACTTGTCGTACAGCGTTTCCTCATGGTGAGGCGTGCCAAGGAAGATGATGTCGCCGCCCGGGATCAGGATGTTCTCGAACTCCTTGACCTCCTCGCGCAGGCGCTGCCGCATGTCGAGCGTCAAGGTGTTCTGACTTGTCTCGACGTCGTCGGCGATGATCATGGTCGCGCGGCCACCCGTGATCTGACCGCCGATGCCGTAGGCGCTGAACGACGCCACGCGGTCGGACGGTGCGGTCGCGATGTCGAACTGCGTCGCGCTGTCGCGGTGTCCTTCAGTCCGCTGCGGCGAAAGGTGCGACAGCCACGGCACCTTGTCGATCCACGACCTCACCATGTACAGCGAGTCGCGGCTGTGCTTCTCCGTCTTCGACACCAGCATGATCCGCTCGTTCGGATTGCGGAACAGGCGCCACAGGCAGAATGCCAGCGTCACCCATGTCTTGCTGGCGCCACGAAACGCGCGCACTCCACGTCGTCGCGGCCCTTGCTGGAGCCACTTGCCGATTTGATGCTGGTGCTTCGCCAGTTTGGGCAGGCCGACGGCAACCCACAGTTCCTCGCAGAAGAATGGGAAGTCCTCCACAAGGCGACCGATGTACCGTTCGAGTTCCTGCGCATCCTTGCTCACACGGCTTCCTTGTCGTCATTCGCCAGCGGCGTGCCGATGCGCAGTTGCCGCCTGCGCATCTCCTCGACGATGTTCTTGATCGGGCTGGCCTCTTCTGCCGTCACGGTCATGCCGCAGTCCTTGAGCCGCTGCCGGATCACGTTCAGGTCTGCCGCCGTCGCGTCGATGGTGCGCTCCTCGCCGTCGGGGCCGATGATGGTTCTGCCATCCTTCAGCACTTTGAGAAGCGCACGGTCGAACTGGTCGGCCATGTCGCGCATCGTGTCGCTCATCGTGTCGCCGCCTCCACGGCTGCTTCAAGTTCGGAGTTGCGGTTCTCGTTCATGCGCGCCGCGTCCTTCTTGCGCGAGTCAATCAGGGCGCTGCGCCGCTCGTCGTACACGGCACGGAGTTCGGGGCTTGACGTCAGCGTCTGCTGCCACGCCGCAGTACGGTAGCGTTCGATCACTCGCACGAACATGGCGATGTCGGGCGGGTTCTCGCCCGGGTAGTTCTCCGGGTTCGTGTCCGTGAACGACTTGAACATGCGGCCTTCGGCTCCCTTGCCGTCGACGATGTGCTGCAACGCCTGACGCAGAGTCAGTTTCCTCTGCGTGCCGTCGCCCATCGGGAACGGCATGGTGACCGACGCGATGTTCTCGTTGTACAGGTCGTATGCAGTCCTGCTCGTCTGCGGCACGCGAACCT